ATGAAGAAGCCGGATCGTAACGCTCAGCAGAAATTCATAAAGAGCCGGAAGGCTGAGCTGGATTATGCCCGCAAGCTGCGCTCTGTTGCTAAACAAATCGACCATATTGTACGGGGATTGGCCCCAAACGGGGTCGTAGGGGACCTAGGGGAGCTAACCCGGTCGTTACACAGGTATGCGGAAACCATAACCCCCTGGGCCGAGTCTGTGGCCAAACGAATGCTCCAAGATATTGCGAGACGCGATGCTGACATGTGGAAGCAGTTTAGTAATGAAATGGGACGTGACCTACAGGCCCTCATCGAGAACGCCCCAATTGGTCGCGCGATGGCACAGGCCCTCAACGATCAGGTCAAGCTTATTCAGTCCTTACCCTTGGAAGCCGCTCAGCGAGTTCATGATCTCACTATCCTTGGCCTCTCTGATTCTACACGGGCCTCTGAGATAGCGAAAGAGATTTTCGACACTGGCAACGTTACCAAGAGCCGAGCAACAATGATCGCTCGCACTGAGGTAGGACGTACCGCTACTGAACTGACAAAGGTCAGGGCTGAGTCTGCCGGCATCACCCATTACATCTGGCGCACCTCTATGGACTCGGATGTACGCAAGAGTCATCGCAAGATGAACGGAAAAGTTATCGCCTTCAACGAGGCTCCTGAAGTCGACCCTGGCAAACACTATCACGCCGGATCTTTCCCCAACTGTCGTTGTTATTGCGAACCTATTATCCCTGAGGATTATAAATGAAGAAAATTCTACTTTCCCTGCTGCTTCTGGCCTGTTCAATGCAAGCATTCGCGCAGGTATCGAACGCCACAGTTAATATCTTGGCCTCTGCCGCACAGACTGCGACTACCGTCAATACTCCAGTTCAGCTCAACGGGGCTCGCAAGTGCGTTCATGTGGTCGTCAACGTGACCTCGTTCACCAGTGGCACTTATACCCCCACAGTGCAGGGCTATGATGCTGTGGCCAACGTCTACTACACGCTCCTGACTGGGGCTGCAATCGCTGGCACCGGTACCACGGTGCTTAAGGTCTGTCCATCGATCACCCCAGCAGCTAACGTGGCCGTATCCGATATGCTCCCACCCGCTTGGCGAGTAACTCTGGCCGGGGCCTCGACTCCCAGCATGACCTTCTCCGTTGACGCACTTCTAGTTTATTGAATTCGGCCATTCTGGATTGCCGTCAAAATCCAGAGCCCCCCAAGATAAGGAAACAATCATGAAGAAAATACTCCTCGGTCTGATGCTGTCGGTTGTGGCAGCTCTGTCCTTTGCTCAGACCTATCCCTACACCAATCCGACCTACATCCCCTCGGCCATTGGCCCGACGAAGACCTACTCTGCTCCAGCGGTCTACTCTTTCGTCAGTCAGGGTCAAGCGGTTCTCAGCACCCGGATTACCGGCACCTGTACTTCGCTGGCCGGTACACTGCAGGGATCGAATGACGGCACCAACTGGTCCAACCTGAACTTGGCGGCTATCCCTGCCGGTACTAGTTCGATGTCGGTCTCGGCTCCAGGCTTCTGGCGTTCGGATATCGGAGGCTTCAGCCAAGTGCGTCTGAACATCACGGCATTGACCGCTTCCTGTACCGTGACGATGGCTGCTACACCGACTGGGGTGGTTAAGACTGACCCCTGCGCAGACCCGGCAGTTCAGAAGTTGAGCAAGGTCATCAACCAAAGCTCATCGGCTACCACCAAGGTCGTGGACACCTCCGGCACTACCTCGGTGTATGTCTGTGGCCTGGTTCTGACAGCTGCGGGTACCAATCCGACAGTCACGGTGACTTCTGGAACCCGCACATCTGCGGACTGCGACACCACTGCTGCCACACTGACTGGTGCAATGATTCCATCGGCTACCATCGGGGTCATCAGTCTCGGTGAGTATGGCGGCACGATCATGTCGGCAGCTGCGGGGTATCAAGTCTGCCTGACTACTGCTGCTACCACCAGCGTTCAAGGCGTGATGACATACGTCCAGCAATGAAACAGTTTTACACCATAGCGCAACTCAGCAATAAGCAGAGCCTCACTCCTGAGGGTTACCTGCTTTGCGAAGAGGTGCCCATCGCCAGAACCGGCGACATGGTGTATGGGGGTGTTGAGCTTCAGAACGAGGACGGAACTCCAGTCATTACCCCTGACCCCGATGGATTAGTCAGGATCGTAAGGTCTCCGAGAGAGGTGTTCCGTCCTGAGACGCTGGCTAGTTTCAACGGCAAGTCAGTAACTGACGACCATCCAGTAGCCGGCTCAGTCACTCCAGTCACTTGGAAAGAGCTGACAGTCGGGCTGGTGTTGAACGTTCGCCGGGGGTCGGGTGCGCAGGATGACCTGATGCTGGCGGACTTGCTGATTACAACCCCAGAAGCCATCGAAGCGGTTCGAGCAGGAAAACGGGAGGTTAGCTGCGGTTACGAAGCTGACTATAAGGAAACTAGCCCAGGAGTCGGAGAGCAAGAGAATATTGTTGGTAACCACGTAGCATTAGTTGAGTCTGGTCGATGTGGATGGCGCTGTGCTATCGGTGACCGTAAATTTGAGGAGAAAGAAATGGCAAAGAGAAGCTGGATTGATCGGGCGATGGCCGCCTTCAAGTCACAGGACGAAGAAGGCCTTAAGGAAGCCCTGAAGGAAGGGGAAACAAAGGACGAGGGCAACGAAGAAGCTACCCACATCCATATCCACGGCCAAGGAGAGACTCCCGCTCCTGCGATGGACGATGATACTGCACTTCAGGAGCATATCGCTCAGAACTCCCAGGAACATCAGGAGTTCCGTGATCGCCTGGATGCAATCGAAGCCAAGCTTGGCGAGGGAGAAACTCCTTCGGCGAATGATGATAAGGAAACTGAAGGTCAACTGGAAGAAGAAGCTCCAGTCGGCACTGGTGACCGTGCCCGTAAAGCCACTGACTCCGCTTACTTAGCTGACAGCTACCGCGACACCATCGCCCTGGCCGAAATCATTGCACCCGGTATCAAAGTCCCTACGTTCGATCACAAGGCCGCTCCAAAGGTCTCGTTCAAGAACATCTGCGGCCTACGTCGCCAAGCTCTGGACCTGGCCTTCGTTCAACCGGCTACTCGTAGCCTGGTCGAGGAAGTTATGGGGGGCAAACAGCTGGATACCAAGAAAATGTCCTGCGATGCCATCCGCACAATCTTCAAAGCAGTCGGTGCCATGAAGAAGGCCATCAATACGGATGCCACACGCGGCCAAGATCATATGGGCCACAGTCAAGAAATCCGTACCTCCCGAATCCAGTCCGTCGCTGACATCGGCAAGGTCTGGGCTGAAGATAACGCCAAGAAGTTTAACTAAGAAAGGAAATCCACATGTCTACCGCAATCCTATATCGGATGAATGCCGGGTTTCCCGGTGATGTGAATCGCACCCATCCGGCATCAATCGAGGCCGACCTCATCGATGTTAACTCCCCACCGACTGCATATGGCCAAGCAGTCCTGGTCGATGCCACTACGCAAGGGGTTCGTCCCTTCGCAGCTGGCGACCAGAGCAACACCGTCCCTGTGGTCACCTGGGGCATCACGGTTCGTGCCTACCCGACCCAACAGAATCAGACCAACCAGAACTTCGGTGCGGCTCCGTTCGGTTCTGTTGCTCCTCCGGTCTCTGGCGTCATTGACGTCCTGACTGCGGGTTACATCATGACCACGGTTCCTGCTGGTCAGGCGCCGGTCAAGGGTGGTACTGTCTATGTCTGGGCTGCTGCATCGACTGGCTCACACGTATTGGGTGGATTTGAAACCAGCTACTCCGCTGGCAACACTTCTGTCGTAGCAAACGCTTTCTTCAATGGTTCGCCGGATGCTTCAGGCAACGTTGAAATCCGGTTCAACAACTAAGAAAGGACAGAATCGTGATGACATTTGACAATGGTTTCCAAACCATCGACGCCAACGGGACTCAGGCTGGTAAGAAGCTGCCTCACGCGGTACAAACCCGAGACGGAAAGTTCGTCGACTCCACTGGCGCCTTCTTGGTCGGTGAGCTAGAACGCCTCGATCAAACCCTTCACATGCCTCTGGCAGCGGTGACATATCCTCGCGATATCGACCTGCGTGGAGATGCCACAATCGCCGATGAAGCTACCAGCTATACACTGTCCACGTTCGCTTCGGCGGGTGGCCTGGGTGCCGGCAACGGTATCGGCAACGGTAAGGCTTGGATCGGCAAAGCATCCGATCAAATCGGCGGCATGGGTGTGGATATCGCCAAGCTGGCCAACCCGTTGGAACTCTGGGGTATGGAATTGAAATACACCATTCCTGAGCTCGAATCGGCTGCTCGCCTTGGTCGTCCTGTGGACCAACAGAAATACGAAGGTCTGCAGCTCAAGCACCAGATGGACATCGATGAGCAGGTCTACATCGGTGATACCAGCAAGACAGCGTGCTACGGCCTGGTCAACAGCACCCTGGTGACTCCGGTTGCCCTGCCTGCCGGTGCTTCCGGTTCCACAACCTGGGCTAAGAAAACCCCGGATGAGATCCTGGCAGACGTCAACAACATGCTGGTGACCAACTGGAACAATTCGGCCTTGGCCGTAATGCCAGATCGTCTGCTGCTGCCACCGTCACAGTTCGGCTTCATCGCTACTGCGAAGGTGTCGAATGCCGGCAACGTCTCCATCCTGAAGTATATTTTGGAGAACAACATTCTCTCCACTTCAGGCCAAGGCAAGTTGGTGATCTTCCCGGTCAAGTGGCTACTCGGCGCGGGTTCAGGTGGCACAGTCGGTACTGCTGGTACTGTGGACCGTGCTGTGGTCTATCTCAAGGAGTATCAACGGCTGCGCTTCCCGATGACTCTCCTGCAACGCACTCCGATTCAATACGACTCGATCTACCACAAGACGACGTACTACTGCCGCCTGGGTCGCACTGAAATCGTCTACCCGGAAACAGTCGGGTACTACGACGGTCTGTAATCAAACCCGAGGGGTCTAGGCTCCTCGATTTTTGGAGTGTGTTATGAGATATCTTTTCACCAAGAAGGTCAGCATCTTCAATGCTGAACATGCGGTCATCCACTTCGAGCCGGGTGTTCACGAGGTAGCTGAAGAGTTTGAAAACCACTGGTACTTCGATGCCTGCGGAGCCAAACCCGTAGATGATGAAGGTAACGTCATCGAGACGGAGGAATCCAGTGAGGAAGGCGAGCCCTCTGCCCCTGTGTCGCGCAAGAAACGCCGTTAGGAGAATAACATGCCGTTGAATCAAAGCAAGTCTGAGGAAGCGAAGTCTGAAAACATCGCCACCGAGATCAAGGCCGGGAAGGACCCCAAGCAGGCTGAAGCTATTGCTTATTCGATTCAACGGCATGCTTCTGATGCTGCATCACAAGTTTTGAATGAGATTGAACTGATGAACAGTCGGTGGAGAAACCCATGACGGTTACTAACGCTTCCTTTCGAGGCGACTACCCAGAATTTGCTGATATCACTGCCTTCCCTGATCCGCAAATCAATTACTGGCTGAACTACGCCGGGTTGAGTCTAGATGCGGGTCGTTGGGGTACCTGGTTAGACATGGGAACTGAGCTGTGGATGGCCCACAACCTGGTCCTTGAGTCTCGAGCTATTATGGAAGCCACGAATGGCGCAACCCCTGGTATAACGACAGGTGCCATTAACAGCAAGTCTGCCGACAAGGTGTCTGTGGGATTCGATACAGCCAACTCGACAGAGGAAAAAGGCGGACACTGGAATACAACGATCTACGGCACTCGCTACATCCGCATGGCTCGTATGATCGGCGCTGGTCCTGTGCAGATCGGTATCGGGTGTGCTCCTCTGAACTCAGATGGAACTCCCTATGCCGGCCCTTGGTTTGCGAACTACCCGAACCCCTCGTGTTAATGGTTTACATTCGACTGCAGAACTCATAAAATAAACCATTAATTTACTGGAGCGAAACATGGCACATATTCACATTCATCTGGACTCCGATTTTGAAAAGAATGTTAAGGAGAAAAAGGAGAAAGGTTGGACTTATGGATCAACCTCTCGTTTAGTAGAAACCTATAGGGGTTTTAAAATTACCGAGGACCCCACTCGTACCCCAAAAGAGCGGTTCTTTACTAAGAGTGACCGTTTCCGTCCTACCAATTCCTATTACCCCACTCTAGAGTTAGCAAAGAAGGGGATTGATTGGGGAATTTCTCGATATGAGAAAATGATCGGAACGAAGGATTCATCAAAACCGAACATCCACGGTCTCTTCCAGAAGCAGGCACTTGAACGCGGGGCCAAAGGTTCCGGTATCTTCCTTTACGAACAGGCGGGGTCACACACTGCCTATTACACGAAGGCCTCTGCTCAGAAGAACGTGAATGAGTTCAACAACGAGCCCATCTTTGTCGGCCCCGATAAGGGTAAGTTGCCCAAGGATGTTTACAACGAGTTCCAGAAGGCGAAGTTCTTCGAGTATACCCCGGCTGAGTGCAAGGCTGAGCTCGAGAAGATGAATGGCTAACGCTGCCAAGCTCCTCAAGAACAACATTGGTAAGCTCCTCGCATCAAATCAGGCCTTGACTTCACAGGCCGCTTTTGTTGGCATCCCACAGGACAAGGATGCTCGTGACGATGATGCTCCGATCAACAATGCAACAATCGGCTATATCATGGACCATGGTGCTCCTGAGCAGAATATCCCGGCTCGTGAGTGGCTCCGGCCTGCTATCGCTGGTGCTCAGCCGAAGATCATTAAACAGCTGGAATGGGGTGCCCAGCAGGCGCTAGCAGGGAACATGGAAGGACCAGACCAAGCATTGAATCGCGCCGGTCTAGTGGGCCAAAACGCGGTTCGTGCATACATCAACGCTGGCATTAGTCCTTTGCTGTCCGACTCAACTCTCGTAGCTCGTCAACGCAGGGGTCGGGCTGGTACGAAGCCCTTAGTCGACACCGGACAATTCAGGAATTCAGTAACTTACGTTATAAGGAAGAAATGATGGCTAAGAAAATCGTGGTACACGTTCATACTGCTGATGTCGACCTCTCAGGGGACATTCAAAGAGCTACTGAAGCGATTATTAGAACCATCAAAGATGGTCAGGGAGCGGCTAAGAAAAAAGATTTCGATCTCGCGGCTCGTTACTTCACCTCAGCTGAAACCTCTTTGGGTATCTGGGCGAAGAACGCCAAACGAGGTGAATAGGCCATGGCCATGGAACTTGCGATGGACGTTGTCCTTGATCCGTTGATCAGTGACAAGTTCAATATCATTCGACGCACTGAGACAGTTAGCTCTGTCAACGGTCGCTCTTCGACCACGAATGTCACGACGAACAACGTCTGTGGTGTGGTCGACATGTTCTCCGACCGTGAGTTGATTCGTGAGCAGTTCCCTGAAATGCAGTATGCCACGAACGTCATCAGCATCGTCTGCAAGAAGAAACTTCAAACAGCCGTGACCGGGTTCCAACCAGACCTCGTAGTGTGGAGAGGCGACAATTACGTTGTTCAAAGGTGCAGCCCTTATCCACAGTTTGGATCAGGGTTCTACCAAGCCACATGCAGCAGTATTGATCTCACGGATGCTTCTCCATGACCGATTCCTCCACGGGTGGGTACCTCCTACCCGCTTCTAGTCCGTTAGTCGGTGATCCGCTAACGGACTTTTTTTCTGCTCTCGTAGTCGGCATCACTAACCTGCCGGCTAATATGGTGAGGCCTCGTTGGCAGCCTGAGGCCCCCGATATCCCGGCCTTCGGGATAGATTGGTGTGGTATCGGAATCACGGATCAAGACCCGGACACCTACGCGGCTGAGATTCACCACCCCAATGGGGACGGATCCACAGAGATTCGACGGCATGAGGTCCTTACGATCCTGGCCTCTTTCTATGGACCTAACGGGAACCAATGGGCAACCCAGTTTAGTATGGGGCTGCAGGTAGCTCAGAATCGAGAAGTATTCAGCCTCAGTAACATGGGCCTGGTCAAGAGTGGAACGGTGAAGGCTATCCCCACCCTGATGAAGGAGAGATGGCTATATCGCTTTGACGTGGAGTTCCTAGTTAAGCGACAGCTTGTCGGAACCTACAACGTACTGAATCTGCTCGCTGCAGAGGCAGAAATCATAACAGATCAACCTGTTCGTACTACCATCGTAACAGCTTCCTAGAAGGAGAAATCAATGAGCAATAACTCTTTGCCTATTAGCCGACTCATTAGCGTCTCGGTTAACTTGGCACCCCTCCCGGCCCAGATGCAGAACCTGAGCACATTGCTCCTGTTGGGAAACTCGGATGTCATCAACACCACCGAGCGGCTTCGCAACTACCTAACCCTGGGAGCGGTAGCTTCTGACTTCGGAACCTCGGCCCCAGAATACCTTGCTGCAGCCCTGTGGTTTGAACAGTCCCCTCAGCCCACTACGTTGTCCATAGGTCGTTGGGCTCAAACAGCTACCTCGGGTAAACTGCTGGGTGGTACGCTATCAACTGCCCAACAGGCACTTACCAATTTTACGGGTATCGTATCCGGGGCCTTTGAACTATTATTGAACGGAATCCCAACCTCAATTACTGGCCTTAATTTCTCATCGGCCACAACATTGAACGGGGTGGCGGCAATTATTCAAACTGCCTTAGCGGCTGCGGTAACTGGCACCACCTGTGTATGGAATTCAGTCTTCCAACGGTTTGAAATCGAGACAGCGGGCAGCACAGGAATTGCCTCAACTGCGGGATTCTTGAACCCCCCAACAGCTACGGGTTCGGCTGCCTTCAGTGGTCAACCCACTGCAGCTGATACCATTACTATCGGGGGTTCTGCGGTTACATTCGTCTCAGCCCTTACCTCGGGCAATCAGACCCTGATCGGGTCGAGTCTTGCAGCAACCCTGCAGAATGCCCTGACTTTCCTATCTGGGTCTGCCGATACCAATCTGGTTAAGTTTACCTACTACGTGGTAGGAACCACATTGTATTTTGCTTCGGTCGCTACGGGTACTGCTGGCAATTCCCTGACCCTGACAAAGGTTTCCACGGCTATTACCCTGTCCGGTGCTACCCTCGCAGGTGGTACAGGCACCGATTCATCCACGATTACGGGAATGACCCTGGCTTCGTCGGGTTCCTATGCCGCTGTAGGTATTGCCGCAGAAACCGCTGCCTCGATGGTCGCACTATTCGATAACATGTTTGGTCAGGCTTGGTATGCCTGCCAACTGGTCACTGGAGTAGACACTGACCGTATCGCAGTGGCCGGGTATATCGAAGGAGCAACGAATAAACACATCTTCGGTACTACCACCCAGGAGGCTGCGGTACTGGTTGCAGCCGATACCACTAACCTGGCTTATAAGTTGCAACAGCTGGGATACAATCGAACGATGGTTCAGTATTCCAGTTCCAATCCCCATGCGGTGGCCTCTGCTTTGGCTCGTATTCTGACCACGAACTATAATGGCAATAACACCACGATCACCCTGATGTATAAGCAAGAGCCGGGGATCGTACCAGAGTCTTTGTCGGCCACTCAGGTGACCGCACTCGAAGGGTTCAACTGCAACGTGTTCTTGGCCTACAATAACAACACCGCAATCTTCGAGCCTGGTGTAGTTGTTTCGGGTAACTTCTTGGATACAGTGACGGGCACCGATTGGTTGGCATTGGACATCCAGACATCCTGCTACAACCTGCTGTACACCAGTCCTACGAAGATTCCACAGACTGACAACGGAAACCACATCATCGTGAACACCATCGAGGCAGTACTGTCTCAGGGTGTTCAGAATGGTCTGCTGGCTCCGGGAGTCTGGAACACTGCAGGATTTGGCACGTTGAACCAAGGCGACTTCCTACCGAAGGGCTTCTACGTCTATGCCCCCCCGATTTCGTCACAGAATCCAACGAATCGGGCCGCTCGACAATCGGTGGTGTTCCAGATTGCTGCAAAACTCGCTGGCGCCATTCATACGATTGGCGTTGTGATAAATGTTAATCGCTAAGGATAAGAAATGGCAACCTACTCGTTTCTAGATACAAACGCCTCCATTGTCGGTCCTGGCGGATCAGTCAATCTGGCGGCTGGTGCAGCAACCGCTGAAGAGGGCATCACGATCACCCCAACTACGGACATCAATACGATGACTGTGGGTGCGGATGGTGCGGTCATGCATTCCTTGCATGCCAATAAATCGGGTCACCTGACCGTGACCCTGCTAAAGACCTCTCCAGTCAACCAACAGCTGTCGTTGATGTATGCCCTCCAAACATCCTCCGGTGCGAGTCACGGTCAGAACACCGTCAGCCTCTCCAACACCCTTACGGGTGACGCAATCACTGCTCAGATCGTGGCCTTCAAGAAAGCTCCGGAGATCAAATATGCGATGGACGGAGGAACGAATGTTTGGGAATTCGACTGTGGCATCATCGACCGTACTCTGGGCAACGGAGCATGAGAATCTCCACCATTAATGGGGAGAGCTTCAGGATCGGGGAACTGAGCGTCTTCGATCAGCTGAATCTGGCTCGGCGGCTAACCCCATTCTCCTTTGCCATCCAGGGAATGATGGACCCCAAGAACGTGGAGAAAGATCACACGATCATGGTGATCCTCCTGTTGTCCAAACTATCGGATGAAGACAGTGATTATGTCACTCACAAATGTTTATCTGTGGTTCTTCGATCCCAGGGAAAGGATTGGGCCAAACTCCAAACATCCGACGGAGTCATGATGTTCCAGGATATCACCATGAAGACGATGGTCAATATCGTGACTGAGGTAATCCTGGAGAACCTGGGTGATTTTTTTCGTACCGCCCTTTCTGCAGTAGCGGAGGGGGCGGCTCAGTAAGCCTGGTGTCGATGGCCAGTAAGGAGGACTGGCTGATGAGGCCGGTTCTCCGACATCTTTGTTCCTACGAGTCCCTGAAGAATGGGTCACTTAGCCTATTGGATGTCGTGAAGTTGAATGAAGCCTTAGATGTAGAAGCACATAATGTTAATCTTTTGAAGCGAGACCAATAATGTCCGGTACCACAGAGGTGATGCAGGAGTACATGGTCAAGCTGGGCTATGTAGTCGACCAGGTCTCCTTCAAAAAGATGTTCGCCGGTTTGGAAACTACTGGCGCCAAAGTAATGAAGGTGGGAACCGTTGCGGCTTCTGCTGTTGCAGCTGTGGATGCTGCAGTAACCGAATTCGCTTACAGCATGAGAAAGATGTATTTTCAAGCTGAGCTTTCGGGTAGCACAGTTAAGAACCTAACTGCTATGGCCTATGCTGGCAAGCAAGTCGGTATCGAAGGCGAGGCAATGGGTAGCGCTATCCACGGAGTGGCCCAAGCGCTGCGGCTGAATCCGGGTCTCAAGGGAATGTTAGAGGCTATGGGGGTTAAAGTCACTGGCCGAGACGTTTCTGACGTCATGCTGGACCTGGTGGGGGCCACAAAACAGATGCCTGAGTATATCGGTGCGCAATATGCATCGATGTTCGGTATCGATGCGGATACATACCATCAGATGCGTGACCATCTGGACGAGCTAACCAAGAAGAAAAAAGAAAACCTAGATCTCTACTCTCAATTTGGTGTTGACATCGACAAGCAAAAGAGCACGATGTTGGAATACACCTCAGGTCTGGATAATCTTGAGGCTCATTTTAAAGTTTTGGGATCGGCTATGATGATTGGCCTCGAACCCAGCTTTAAATGGTTGAACGGTCAGTTACTGGAAGCTATGGGCTGGTGGACTCATTACTTCATGAATATCGAGAAAAAGGGAAAAAACCCCTTCAAGGGATTAGTGGATGACCTTACCAGAGACAAAGTAAAGTCGACTAAGGACTCTCGTTTGGGTCCTGATGGGAAATTGACCCCCGAGGCTCAGGCTCAGTTGGACGCGATGGATCAAAAGGCCCCTACCGGAACCCTGCTTCCTGGAGAAGCAGAAGCTCAGAAGGCCTTCAATGATAAGCTGGCTAAACGATTAGCCCTGAAGAAACCCGCATCCAACTCCCTGTTACAGGGAGAAGCAGAGAATAACCAGGCCTTTAATGATCGTCTGGCCAAACGCCTAACCATTCAACCCTCAGGGTTGCCGTCTGGAGTTTCTCAAGGTCCTGATCTGCTTAGTACTCAAACTAAAGCCCCGCCTATTCCGACCACACCATCCGGGAGCGTTCCCCAACAGATTACCGATTTGGCCTTAGCTGGTCAGTCTAAATACAACATCCCAGCCGAGGTGACCTTGGCTCAGTGGAAACTTGAGAGTGGAAACGGTAGGAAGATGCCGGTAGGGAGCAACAACCCATTTGGTATCAAAGCCAGTAAAGCGGACATCAAGGCAGGTAATTTTGTAGAGGCGATGACCACTGAACACCCCAATGGTGTGGATGTTAAGGTAGCTCAAAAGTTCAAGAAGTTCGATTCTATCGAAGAGGCCTTTGAGGCCCACGCTAAACTTTTAGCCACGCATCCCGCCTATTCTGAAGCCAGAAAACATGAGGACGATCCAAGGGCTTTCGCTAAGTCCCTTCAGGGAACCTACGCCACAGACCCCCTGTATGCGTCGAAGCTTCTCTCCATGATGGATCAGGCTAAGCTGGGGGATAATTCGGGGAGTAAGTCGGTGACTTTTACCAACTCCACAGTCATCAACGTCACTGGAACTGAATCAAAGGCCATCGCAGATCAGGTGGCCTCTTCTCAGTCGAGAATATACGGGAATGCCATTCGTGACCTAAGCGGAGCAGTAAAAGGATGAGCCTCAGCGGATTCGTAAGTGCCGGTGTCCAGATGGGATTGGGTTCCCTTATTGTGAAACCCAAAAGAGGGATAATGGGGGCCGATGGGAGTAGTTTCATTCCTCAAGCCACTATCGAAGAAAGACAGACTGACGATATCGAGATTACGGATCACCCCATAGAGCAGGGAGCCGTAATCTCGGACCATTTCATTAAACGACCAGCTGAAGTGATTATTAAGGCGGCTTGGTCAAACAGCCCATCGGGTTCTAGTAGTCTGGTGAACTCTGCAGTGGCAGCGGCTGCCTCAGTGAGCCCTGTGGTAGGACAAGCGGTCAACCTGTATCAGCAAGTATCCGGGGCTATCGGGGCCGCTGGCTCCATTCTGTCTTCCATTTCTGGGCAGGGAACTTCCCAGATGAATGCTATCTACAATAAGCTAATAGCCACTCAGGCCAATGGGGTACTCTGTAGTGTTTATACGGGTCGCCGAGTCTACCAAAACATGCTGATTAAATCCGTCTCTCTGGAGAATGATAACAAGACTGAAAATGCCCTCTACCTAACCATTACGATGCGAGCGGTCATCCTAGTGAATACCTCAGTGGTAACCATTAACAATGCCGCTAACCCGGCTTTGAATGCTCCCACTCCCAGTGGGGTGAGTAGTTTATCATCCAGTACTCCGACATATAGCCCATTGCCATGACCCCTTATGAAATCCCCCTTAGCCCCAACCCACAGATATTTAATATCTCTCTGGGGGGAACTGAGTACCAGGTCACGGTTTATTGGTGTGACCCGTCCGACTGCTGGAATATAGACATCTATGACGTGACTGGTACTATTCCTCAATTGACCGCTATTCCCCTAGTGACAGGGTGTGATTTATTGGGTCAATATGGGTACATGAACTGGGGGGGTCAACTAATTGCTCAAACCGATGGGGATGTCTACATTCCCCCGACCATTAACAATCTTGGGTCTACCGGACATCTTTATTTTGTAACTACGCCATGACACCAGACCAATGGGTTAGGAAGGTAGGACTGGTTCTCTATACGGGGGCCAAAGGCTTAGATCTATCTCAAATGAGAATTCGATTCGAGATCCAGGCGGCTGATGTAGAAAGCCCTAACTCAGCGGCTATTCGAGTTTATAACGTCAGTGGAGACACCATTACCTCTGTGGTTACTCGCGGGGAATTCGATCAGGTAGTACTGAATGCCGGATATCAAAATGGGTCCTATGGGGTAATCTTCCAAGGAACCATCAAACAGTTTAGAGTAGGTCGAGAAAATGCCACGGATACCTTTCTAGATATCCTAGCCTCTGATGGGGATATCGGATACAATCAGGGGTTCATAAACACCTCCATAGGGGCCTCGGCCAGTAATGTGGATCGAGTGAACGAGGTCATCAAGAGTATGCCCCAGACTCAGGCTGGATATATGCCCGACTTCGGGGACGCCCAGCATGTTCCTAATCTCCGTGGCAAGGTGATGTTTGGTATGGCCAGGACTCAAATGCGGAATTCAATGAATACAATGAATACCTCTTGGTCAATTCAAAACGGACAGGTTAACATCCTACTTGATCGAGGGTATCTTCCTGGTCAAGCCGTCGAGATTAATCGACTAACGGGGATGGTAGGGATACCAGAACAAACGGATGGCGGGATTAAGGTTAAGTGTTTACTCAATAGTAAACTGAAGATCGGTGGGCTAGTAAAGCTGAACAATAATGATATTACTCAGACTATGTTCAAAGATGCTACCGGGGCTCCCATTTCCTATAATTCCTGGACGGCTTTTCAACACAACACGGCCTTATCAAAAGATGGGACCTATCGAATTTATGTAGCAGAACATGAAGGTGACACACGGGGGAATGCTTGGTATACTGAGCTTGTTTGCCTGGCCATTGATACCTCGGCCCCCATAAACCAAGCTGTGGTAACCGGAACCTAAAATGGACCGTAGAGAAAGATTTGAGAATCTCCAAGAGCTGTTCATAGCGGCCCTGGATGGGCGCCAGAGAGAGTTATGGACGGCCCTCCCCTGTATCATCCAGAGCTTCAATACAACGGCCCTAACGTGCACGGCATTGCCCCAGATACCCGTTCCTGTAGAGGATCCTCAAACGGGGGCCAATAACTGGGTGAATCTCCCCCTATTAATTGATGTTCCTGTTTATTTCCCGAATGGTGGGGGTTATACACTAACCTTCCCCATAGCGAAGGGGGATGAAGCCTTAGTAATATTCGCCTCTCGGTGTATTGACTCTTGGTGGTACTATGGAAGAAACGTGAACCCCACAGAGCTCAGGATGCATGACCTATCGGATGGATTTGCTTTTGTTGGTATCCGGTCGCAGACCCGGCTCTTAACTAATGTCAGCGCTACCTCAACTCAGCTTAGGTCAGAGACGGGTAACACCCTGATCGATTTGAAAGAAACCAGTGGCACGGGAACCGTTACAGTCACCTCAGCCAATGTGGTACTAAATACCACGAACACTACAATAAACTCCTCTGGAACTATCGCCTTAAATGGCAATGTGGCTTCTACAGGAACCTTTACTAACAATGGCCACTCCATTGGAAGTACCCATGAACATAGTGGGGTACAGAGTGGAAGCAATAACAGTGGGCCTCCAACATGATCTACAGAAAACTTGATTCTCGTGGTGATTATACCTTCGGGCAACAGTCTGGGAATTTTTGGGTCAATCAGCCGGAAGCGGTGGCTCAGGCTATCCAGACCCGGCTCGGACTTGTTCAGGGGGAATGGTTCCTTGACCCCACTGTGGGAGTCCCCTATGACACCAAAATCCTGGGGATGGATCGAATGGCCTCTTATGATCAGGCTATCCAGGGGGCAATTCTGGATACGCAGGGAGTCAACGAAATCGTTGATTATGTTAGCGGAGTCAACACAGAGACTCGTCGGGCTTTTGTAGCCTGCACGGTAGATACTGTCTATGGACAAGTTATCCTGTCCAACCTGAATGTCTCGAATATCGGGGACTCAATTGGATATACTTATACCCTTGGAATTTCTTCGGTGACCTAATGACCTACCCTCTTGCGACACTTGGACCGACTATCTCTTCTACGGGTATCTCGGCTCCCCTGTTTAATGACATTTACAATAGCTTAATTGCTACCTTCCAGGGTATCTACGGATCGGACATTTATGTCGACCCTGATTCTCAGGATGGACAGTGGATAGCGGCTATCGCTTCGGCCATTAATGATTGTAACCAGGCTGCCATTTCAGTCTTTCAATCTTTCTCACCCTCTTATTCTCAAGGAACGAATCTATCTTCCCTGGTGAAGATCAATGGAATGCAGAGACTAGCTCCTACTAACTCTCAGGCCGTTGGTAATGTCGGAGGAACAGTCGGAACCGTCATACTTAACGGAGTGGTGGAAGACGTCAATGGGAATATGTGGGGGCTTCCTCCCTCAGTAACCATAGGGATTTCCGGGTCCACCACCGTTACCGTTACGGCCCAGGCCCCTGGATCGATTGCCGCAGGCATTGGACAGATTAACACCATCTATAACCCCCAGTCGGGTTGGCAGACATTTACGAATACTGCTGCGGCCACTGTGGGAAACCCACTTGAAACGGATGGGGCTCTTCGAATTCGCCAAAGTAACTCGACTGCAATACCGGCCCGGTCAATCATTGACGCTATCGCAGCAAACGTAGCCAATGTCCCTGGGGTGGGAAGGTCTTACATATATGAGAATGCCACGGGGGCCACCGATAGTAATGGAGTTCCGGCCCATAGTATTGCCCCCATTGTGGAGGGCGGCTCAGTAACATTGATCGGTCAGGCTATCGCTCTTGAGAAGCCCCCCGGTATTCAGACCTACGGAACCACTCAGTATATCAGTGTGGACCAGGTGGGGCTTCCCACTACTATTAACTTCTTTGAACTAATGGAAGTTCCGATCTATTATGCGGTGACCATTCAGCCATTAAATGGCTATGTATCGACTACGGGAGTCGCCTTGATGAATGCCCTAGCCGCATTCACCGCAGCTCTGGGGATTGGAGAGGATGTTTATGCCTCACAGGCCTCCGCAGTGGCCTCTCTCGGGGGGTCCTTAGGAGCTACCTTCTACATCTCTACCTTCTATTTAGGAACGAGCGCTAGTCCCACAGGAACGGGGAATGTTACCATTGCCTATAACGCTGCAGCTAGCTGTACGGCAGCTAATATCCAATTGTCGGTGGCTTAAATGTCCATAACTAACGTTACGGGCCTCAGTTACCCATATACAAATCTAATCACCTCTGAGCATTCCAATAAGCCTAACTTCACCTCAATGGTCTCTGCTACCTGTCAGCCTTTCGCTGACATGATTGCACTCTACCAGGTGATGAACGGTTTGTATGATGTGGATGTTGCTGTGGGGAGTCAACTGGATGTGGTTGGTCAATGGGTGGGAGTAAGCAGACAATTAGAGGAACCCATTACTGGAGTCTATTTTGCTTTTGATACTCCGGGGTTAGGATTTGATCAGGGGGTTTGGCAAGGACCTACAGACCCCACCTCTGGTCTCGTGAATCTTCCCGATGACCACTATCGTTTGGTAGTCTACGCCAAAATCCTGAATAACCAATGGGACGGTAGTTTACCCCAAGCTTATGAAATAGCGGAGATACTTTTTACTCCCCTGGGGTTCACAGTATTTATTCAAGACCCCGCGAACTTGACCATGCAGATGGGACTTATCGGGCAAACCACTCCTGATGCCCTGATGTTGGCCTTGTTTACTCAAGGGGACCTGAACTTGAGGCCGGCTGGGGTATTGATTACGGATTATTTTTACCAACTAGTTCCTGGGCCATTATTTGCATTTGATTTAAACACACCCAATTTCGCAGGATTCGATAGTGGATCCTGGGCCGGACTTATAGCATAAAGAGGATAATATGACCGCTGTTAATCAGTTTCAACAATTCGCAACAGGTGGATCAGCTAACACCCTGTCCCCCACGGCCTATGCAGCCCTCACTAGTTTGCTACTGAATGGATATCAGACTGGAACAGCCAGCTCTCAACAGATCAATACCACCATTCGTCAATCGGCTTTTGTAGCCGCAATGATAGGTCAATTCATCGTTAATGAGTCTGGGAATAGCGCTAATGATGATAATAATATGTCAGAGTTGGTAGGAAACTTTCTTCTGGCTGTTCAGAACTCCCTAACAACCAATAATAATAACTGGACTGTCGGTCAACGTGGAGCTTTCTTGCCCGTTCAACCTGCGGCCCCTGCCGGAACTTTGACCCTGAATTTTGGGGCTTCTAATAATTTCAGTGTAGGGGCAGGAACCGGAGTAACTAACGCCGTTACGGGAAATTTCGTTCTCGGGACTCCCACAAACGTAGTCCCCGGTCAAAGTGGAATCATTACCTTTTTACAGGATTCCACGGGAGGTCGTACGATTACCAGTAGATCTACGTCTTGGGTAGGAGCCAACGGAGCTCGAGTTAACCTGACAGCTGGAGCGAATGGCCAGGACTCCCTTCTGTACTTTGTGGATTATGATAACCGGATAGTCTTATCCGCCGCAGGGAATATATCATGATCGTTCCTGGATGTCTAAATGCAGGAATACTAGGAAACGGTGGAGCCTTCCCTCTTACCCTCTCCATTAATACTCCCGCTAATGGGAGTACCATTATCAGCAACTCTACCCCTGAGGCCATTTCTGGGGTAGCCACTACCACTGCGGGGGCTATCTCCACTATTCAATGGGAGCTCGACGGTGGTTCTTGGAATAATTTTTCGTTCACTGCTGGAGCCTCGGTTAACTATAGCGGGGGAAATGCCGGTCAAATTGGTGCGGGTTCTCATACCCTTCAGGTGAAGGCGGTGGATAGCTCGGGAAACACCGTAACTGTGGGGTCTACCTACTCCATTAGCTCAGCATCTCCTCCGAGTTATAGCTGGGCTCCTTATGATGCCCCCAATGGAGCAAGTACTTACCTTAGCATTACGGGGTCTACCCCGCTTGCTGCTGTTTCCTATACTCAGACCATTTATAACTCCACTGGTGGGGTTGTTACTAGTGCCCCCCCAGTTACTCTCGGAACCACGGATGGCTCCGGGAATTTCAGCTACACCGGGACAGCCAGTTGGCCTGCTGGAGGTTGGACAGGGACTGCAGTGTTATCTGTGGGAGGAACCCCCGTCTATACCTATAACTATGCCAACTTCGGTCAATATACTCCCACATATAGCTATGGTCCATCCACTGCTCCTACTGGAACCACTATCACCCTGAATATCGCTAGTTCCTGGTGTAGTGCTACCGTTACTGAGACCACAGTTTTTTACCCATCGGGAAGTATCGTGGGACCTGTTACCCTGGGGACTTCCAGTCCTACAGGTAACTTCTCATTTAGTGGAACATCCAGTTGGGGAACGGATACCTCGTGTTCTACCACTGTATATATGGATGGGGTCTCTATTGGCTCCTTCGGATTTGCCTCTTAAGGAGATAATATGGGTTGGCCCTTTTCAAACGGACAAGTACCTTCAGCAGCCGATTTTAATGCCTTCGCAGCTACTCTAAACTCGATGGTTGTATCGGCCACAAGTGCAATTAATACGCTCATTGCTACCGCCTTAGGATACTCAAATGCGGCCTCTTCATCCGCTACGGCGGCCGCAAACAGCGCAACGACCGCTGCCACCTCAGCAGCTTCTTCGGCCACATCCGCAACAGCAGCGGCTAATAGTGCGACCACTACAGCAGGTTATATCAGCACGGCCACTGCTGCGGCGGTCTCCGCTACTGCAAGTGCAGCTACAGCTACCGCCCAGGCGGGGCTAGCCACCACACAGGCTACAAACGCAGCCACCAGTGCCACTAATGCGGCAATCTCCGCCACCTCAGCTGCCGGTAGTGCTACGGCGGCTGGAGCTGTGGGAATTGGAACTACCCTTAACATATATACCTTTTACGGAGCCTTTAACTAATGTCTACTACTCCCAACTCAGTTATTACCCCCCAAACTCCCAATTTTGGGGCCGGTGGCATCCAGGTCTCAGCCGCTAATACGGCAACGGATGGTACAGGTACGGTCTCTACCATTTATACAGCTGGAGCAAATGGTAGTAAGGTAGACCAGATTTGTATCAAGTTCTCTGGAAATTGCGTTCAATCCGTGCTCCGGGTATTCTGGAATAATGGGTCTTCAAACGGAACTGCTACAAATAATGGTTTCTTCACTGAGATCCAGATCCCTGCAGTGACCAACTTTGCTCAGAATCTGGCTCAGCCAGATATCGTGTGGCCCATTGGCCGCACCCTTCCAGCGGGTTATAAGCTCAACGTTACCCTAGGAACGGCTATTGCCGCATATATTGCGGTCACCGCATCGGGTGGAGATCTATAATGGGTTCCTTTGATCAGAAGGCGGTTATTGGTCCTCCGCAGTGGGATGTGGGGGCCATTCAACAATTCGCTGGTATTCCAATTGCTTCTTCCACCCTCCCTTCTGGACCTCCAAACGGTCTTCCCGCTGTAGTAGCCGGATTTCCTGATCCTTATTGGTTACGGTGTGATGGATCGATTATCAGTCGATTACAGTACCCCAAACTATCCGCAGCCTTCGGGGGGGTCAATGGTGTCGGAACTTTTACTCCCACGTCTAGGTCCTTTTCCGCTGTTCCTAATTCTTCGGCTCTTGCAGTAAATGGCTCAAATATCGTGGCCCCAGGGGTTGCGGGGACTAGCGGAGTTCAATATTCCTCTAATGCAGGGGTGACCTGGGCCACAGCAACAACCCCTT